GAAAATTTTGAAATATATAATGGATATATATATACATTTAATTCACTTTCTAGTAGCCCATTTATAAAAATAAATTTAAATACTCTTAAAGAAGTTAATAGCTACCGAACGCTCATTAACACAAATCCTCAAAAAGGTATGTTTATAATAAACAATATAATTTTTTTTATTGGTGGTGGCATTCACAGAAATATATTATCAAAAAAGGTTTATTCAGATGAAAAAGGAGAGGAATTATGATTTATTTAGGAAATTTTATGGAGACAGATGAACAAAATATAAAATATATTGGGATGATACACTATAAACCAACTTTACTATCAGAAGAAGAGTTAAAAAATGGAATTTTAATTGAGAAATTGCCAGTACAACAATATGTAGAAAATAAAGAAGCAAAGTTATTTATAAATATAGATACTAAAGAGGTTTTCTATAGATATACAGATATTAAAAGTAGCATAGAAGATAAAGTAAATTCTACAGAACAAACAATAGCAGATTTAACATTTCAATTAATGTCAAATGGGGTGATATAAATGAATTGGTACAAGATAATAACAGATTTCTATAATAATGGTAATTGGACTAAAGAGCAAGTTAAAACGGCAGTAGAAAAGAATAAGATAACGGCAACAGAATATAAAGAAATTGTAGGAGAGGACTATATAGCATAGTCTTTTTTATTTCTTAAAATATATAAATTCATTTACATTTTGCCTACACTTCATCTACACTTTGTAGACGTTTGTAGTTTTAAAATTAGGTACAATAAAACCATAAATTAAGAAAGAGGTGGATTAAGTGGCAACAGTTTATGAATTTAATTATACGGGAAGTGAACAAAGTGTTACATTGAAACCAGGTAAATACAAATTTGAATGTTGGGGTGCTAGGGGTGGTGCATTAGGAACTCCTTTCGAAAGTGGTTTTTATTATGGTTATGGTGGATATTGTAGTGGTGAAATAACATTAAAAAAAGAAACTACTTTATATCTTTATGTTGGAATAGATGGTAGAAAAGGTTATAATTTCAATAGTGCTGGATATGGTAATGGTGCAAGTGGTGGTGGTGCTACCGATATTAGGCTTATTGGTGGTACTTGGGATAATGAACAAGGTTTACTATCTCGTATAATTGTTGCAGGTGGTGGCGGTGGAACTTATGATAAACAACATGGTGGTGATGGTGGTGGCTTGAAAGGGACTCTTGGAACTTCTTCTACTGGTGCTGCTGCTCATGGTGGTACACAATTTGAGGGTGGGCGAGGTAGAGACAAAGATGGTTCTTGTGATGGTTTTTTTGGTAAAGGTGCTACTCCTAAAAACCCTTCATCACAATCTGGTGGTGGCGGTGGTTGGTTTGGTGGTGCTTATCCTGCTAGTGGATTTGGTAATGGAAGTGGCGGTGGAAGTGGTTATGTACTAACTAAAGATAGTTATAAGCCACCTGGATATACACCAACTTCTGAATATTATTTTGATAATGTAGTCATGACAACTGGTGGAAATACTACTGTTGTAGGCAATTACTCAGATGGTCGTGCTAAAATAACATTATTACAAGCATTACCATTTTTGAATATATCCTCATACAACTCAACTACAGCAACATTCAAAGCAGACCACACAGACCCTACACTACTAACAAAAATAGAAATATTTATAGATGATATATTAAAAGAAACTATTACAACAGATTTAATTCTTGAAAAAACAATTAACTACACATTAGAAGATAATGCACTACACACTCTTAAAATAGTTGTTACAGACAGTACTAATGCTACAGCAGAAAAAATAGTAAGTCTAAGTAAGAATATAATGCCATTAGGTGATGATGCCAGTCTACAAGATATAGCAAGTAAAGTTAGTGAAATAAAAGAAGGATTAATAAATGGCAAAACTTCTATCATAAATGTATTAGCATTAAAGAATATTGAATCAAGTTTGAACAATTCTTTAGTAGAATTGTCAGAGAAGGTAAAAGAATCCTTTGATAGTTCAGATGCTAGTTTGCAGGATTTAATAAACCAGTTAACACAGGCTAATAATACTATATCACAGTTAAACTCTAAATATAAATATTCTAGTGGAACTTTTACTTATTATACTGGTGCGTATCCTAATGGGCTAAATATAGGTTTTAGGCCAGATATTATTTCATACACTGTTATCAATGCTGTAGAAGAAAAATATTATTGTGTATACACACCTTTATTCTATCTTTTTTATAATTATACAACTGGAGAAAAATATCTTGATGTTAATCATAATCATTATGGAATAACTTTTACTGACAATGGATGGATACCTAAAGGTCCAGTTAACAATGGTGTGTATAGTTATATAGCAGTTAAATGTTGTTAATTATCAAAGGCTTAGATAACTTCTAAGCCTTATTTTAATATAAATAAGGAGGTTTTCATGAATGAAGAACTTTTCAAAGAAAATTTGAAACGACATGAAGTAACAATAAATAAACATAATGATGAAATAGACGAATTAAAAGTGGCAAATATAGAGTCTAAAGCAGAGTTAAAAGCATTGTGTGAGAATTTAAACTCACTTACAAGTATGCTCAAATGGCTAATTGGAACAATGATTACAACACTAGTAGGGTTCTTTATATTTGCAGTTCAGAAAGGAATATTTTAATTAATTAGGAGGATAAAAAATGGATAATTTAATAAGTTTCATACCAGAGCAGTTGCTAATTTTAGTAGCTGCTCTCTCTATTATAGGTAAGGGCTGTAAGAAGTATAAGCAACTAGATAACAAATATATTCCAGTAGTGTTATTAATACTTGGTATAGGATTTTCTATTTGGATGTTAGGACTAAGTCCTGTTGCAGTCTTACAAGGCGTGATTTGTTGGGGTATATCAATAGGTATAAACCAAACTTACAAACAGTTGAAGGAGGAAAATAAATAATGAAAATATGTATAACAGTAGGACACAGTATTTTAAAAAGTGGAGCATGTACTTCTGCTGATGGAGTAGTTAACGAGTATCAATACAACAAATCTCTTGCACCAGTATTAGCAGATACATTTAGAAAAGAAGGGCATAAGGTAGATGTAATAATATGCCCAGAAAAGCAGTTTAAAACTAAGAGTGAGGAAAAGTCTTATAAAATACCTAGAGTTAATGCTGGAGGATATGACTTACTCATAGAACTACATTTAAATGCAAGTGATGGGCAAGGAAAAGGCTCAGAGGTTCTATATTACAGTAATAAAGGTCTAGAGTATGCAACTAGAATATGTAAGAAACTAGGTACAATATTTAAAAACAGAGGTGCTAAATTAGATAAAGGATTATATATTTTAAATAGTTCAAAACCTACTGCAATACTAATTGAAAGTTTCTTTTGTGACAATAAAGATGATTATGAGAAGGCTAAGAAATTTGGATATGAAGGTATGGCTAAGTTAATTGTTGAAGGTGTATTGAATAAGAATATAGGAAATGATGGAGTTAAACTGATGTACAAACATACAATCGTTTATGATGGAGAAGTTGACAAAATCCCTGCAACTGTAGTTGGCTGGGGTTATAATGATGGAAAAATACTGATATGTGATATAAAAGATTATATACCAGGTCAGACAGAAAATTTATATATTGTGGGTGGAGGAGCATGTAATAAGATAGGTTCTATAACCAAAGAAAAATACACAATGATAAAGGGTAATGATAGATTTGATACACTTTACAAAGCATTAGATTTTATTGATAGATAAAAGGAGTATAGTTAATGTATTTTACATTTTGCTTATACTTTATGCCAATATTACGACAATTTATAAAATAAAAAATGATATATTAAAGATAATCATAAGCCATTTTAAAATCCAAAAAACTAGGTGTATAAACAGTTAACAAATATATATATTGATAAAATAATGGAGGTGAAATAAAAAATAGTAGTGCAATAACAATAATTCTAATGTAGAATAATATTAAATAATATTATTTTAGGGGGATTTAAAATGGCTTATGAAAATGGAACTGATTTTATAGATTATTTTCCTGATTGTATAGAAAAATATAAGGAAGATAATAAAATCTTTGAGAAGGCAATATTATTACTCAATCTGTATATGCAAAAACCAACATGGCCACATTGTGTTAATGAGTACAAGAGCCAGGCGGAAAAAATTTTAGGTGAAGACCCAGAGTTTATAGGAAAGTATGGTATACAATTAAGAAAATTTTATGATGAAGATGAAAATGCAAAAGTAAGTAAGGAATTTAAAAATGATTTGTATAATTTTTCTAAGAGTACATATGATATACTAGATAATGTTTATTTTTCAAAAAGTCATCCTTTTAATCTTTCATCTATTTATTCAACTTCTAGAGATGATGATTTTATAATAAAAATATTTAGATATGATAATAATTTTCTTGAATTAGAGATGTCAAAGAGAGAAGTAGAGTCATTAATAAACTATTTATCTGATTTATTAAAGGAAGAATAGTATGTTAGGAGCAAAAAAAGAAAAAGAGTTTAATTTATTGAGTTTTAATGAAAAAAAGATAGAAAAACATAAATGTAAAAATTATCATAATGATTCTTCGAAAGATAAATACAAATATAGTCAAAGTGAATTTATAGCTGCTACTTTAAAGGAGGCAGATGATATGAATGAAGAAGAAAGAAGAATACTAGAAGCAGAAAAAAGAATATTAGAGACTGAGAAAAGAGTGCATCAAGATAACAAGGAAGTAAAAGAAAGTATAGATAAGCAATTTAATGACATAAAGGGTATTTTTAAAGAATACAAGAATGATTTAGACAAAGATAGAATAGAACTAAAAAATGATTTAGCTAGAGAAAGAGCTGAGTTAAAAAGTGATTTAAAAGAAGCTATAAACGAACATAAAAAGGTCACAGAAAAGGATGTAAGTGAAATAAAGAATAGTATGAAAGGTATAGAAGATAGAATTGATTCAACTAATAAATGGATTATTGGACTATGTATAACTACTATAATAGGAATTGCTACAATGGCTATTACAATAGGTATATCTATATGGCCAAAGTAACACAAAAAGAGGTAACTAGAATTAAAATAGTTATCTCTTTTTATACTTAAACAAAACATTGAAAAAATAGTAAAAAATATTAACAGGATACATAAAACTATAGTATAACCTGTAATAATAAAACGAACGAAAATTATCATACTAAAACATAAGACATGCTATAATTGTATTAGATAAATGCTTGAATATATACCAAAAGTACTCTTTTTATAAGAGTGCTTATTTTTTTGAAATTCATCAACATATAAACAATCAAGAACATTACTCAACACACCTTAAAATTGATTTAAATTCTTTTTCATACACAAAGTTATATGATATAATAAAAAAGTAAATATGTAACCCCAACACATCTTTACTAAGTCAAACATTATTATATAGAGCATTCTTCATTATGGAGAGTGCTTTTTCATTTCTTTGAATAATCATGTTGATTATTTATAATATTTTCATTTAATTTATCTTTATCTATCAAATTTAATGCACAATTAATACAAATGTTAGTTTTCATATGACTTTTCTTATGA